GTTGATGTTCATGGGAGTTGAGAGCGTGACTGGAGTGCTGCGTAGTTTCCGCGCATTTGCATTTTATACCGGAGTGCAAAAGCCTAAGAGCGCGAGAGAAGGAGTGAACCAAGCCCAACTTGGTTTGGACGACATCACGAAGACTGCGGAAGAGTGGAGCCCAAAAGCTCTTGGCCTGATAGGAGCACTCATTAGTTCTTATTGTCTAACAAAAATGCCTGACAGAAACAATTCGCCCGCCCAATGGATGTTGAGAATAGGACTTTTCCCAAAAACTTGTTCAAGTTTTATGGATGTAGTCACATGGATTGAAGGAACGTTCAAGAAAATCATTAATTACGTGAAAGTAAATTTCTTTGGCCACGACCCCAGTGAGTTTGAGGAGTGCATACCAAAAATCAAAGATTGGATGCTGAGTGTTGAAACTTTTAACCACAAACCCGCTTTTGACACAGCGGCGCAAACGAAGGATGGACGCTTCATGTTGGCTAACCTGTATGACAGGGGAGCCTTCTTGATGGACAAATACGCAAAAGCGATGACACCTGAGCTGAAGATGTTTACTGTGCAAAGAATGCGAGAAGCTGCGAAGATTCAGAACGAAGTTGAGACACAATACCCAGAAATTAAAAATGTACGTACAGTGCCAATCGCAGTTTGGATGGTTGGAGATTCACAAATTGGAAAATCCCGGTTGCAATACCTTATTGCGACGAGGCTAGCATTGGAGGCTGGATACACGGATGTTAAAACACAAATGTACCAGAGATGTGTGGAAAATGTATACTGGGATGGTTACAACGGCCAACTAGTATGCATTTACGATGACTTTCTACAAATGAAAGACTCAATTGGTGCCCCAAACTTGGAACTCTTCGAATTCATTCGAGGAGTTGGACCCTTTCCTTACCCTCTACATATGGCTAACTTAGCTGCCAAAGCTTCTACATTTTTTACTTCAAGAGTTATTTTAGCTTCAACTAACAACGCACATGCTAACATCGAATCAATCACATACCCCGAAGCTGTCTGGAACCGCTTACAAGATACATCATATCGCATTACAGTCAAACCTGAGTACCTAATGCCCGCAAATTTCCAAATTCCTAAACCTGATACCCCTGACTATGAAATCCTTGTTAAGAAAAAATGGGTAATTCCCGTCCCCGACGGATGCAGATCGAAATTAAACATTACCAAAATTAACATGGATGCCCCGAAATCTTCTGACGGAACACCGTGGGAAGTGAACCCTTACATCTACAACTTTCAGAAATTCTGCCCTCACACACAACGAGACAGAGGATACATCGAACAACCAATTGGATGGGACGTATTCATCACCCGCATTATTGCGGCGATGGATAGCAAAAAAGCTGATGGCAATTCATTGGACCAGTTTTTGGATCGTTATGCTAAGGACTTCGCTCAAGGAGTGAACATAGCACAAGTTGGTGAACACCCTACTGTTGAATTGATGAAGGATGCACACTACGCACAAGCTGGAGATTACAGAACGAGAACGACGATGCGAGAGTTCGACCAATTCGTTTTTGATTTGCCAGATGATGAGATGTACGGATTCATGTCTGGACCGACGATGAAGGTCACGTGGATCATGGAGAAGGAGGAAATCGTCAAGAAAGGAGGAACTTTGGAGAACACCCACCTCGATACCTACACTAACGAGGTGCTATCCGACGCAACTTGGAACATACTAATAGTACGCTTTTATAACCATAAATGTCAGCCTAAATCATGTGTAAATAAATATTTAGATATGGTAATTAATGCACGTAACAAATTCATTAAGTCATTGCCTGAAC